GTGATAATTAACTTCCTAATTATCATACAAGAAAATATGAAGAATAAAGAAGTAAAGGCATTGAGAATGCCACTGAAATTACAGTTTTTTGCAACCGGAGACGGTGACGGCACTGGAGATGGTGACGGTTCCGGGGATGGAGCAGGAGACGGAGATGGCACAGGTGAAGGTTCAAAGGGTGAACCACCAAAGACCTTTGATGATTTCTTGAAAACAGGAGATTTTCAGTCAGAATTCGACCGGAGAGTGCAGCAGTCAATTACAACAGCACTTAAGAATCAGAAAGAAAAGTATGATGCTTCAGAATAACAGGAGGTAGTACATGAGAGTTAAGACTGACAATGTTGAGAGAGTTGTTTCTGATGAATACGGCAGAGAACTTGTGGCAAGTAAAAAAGCCGTAGAAGTTCCGGAAAAAGAGGTAGAGACCAATTCCCTGGAAAAGCTGAAAGTAGATGAATTAAAGGCACTGGCATCTGAAAAGGGAATTGAAGGAGCTGAGACTATGAAAAAGTCTGAGCTTCTGGATATCTTAAAGGATGTGGTCTAGGTGACAGATATTGAAAAATTAAAAAAGCTTACCGGAGAGAGTGACGAAGAGTTGCTCTCTCTTTTGCTGGAAGAAGCAGAAGCTTTTGTGCTGTCATATACAAATCGGACGCACATTGTAAGTGGTCTGGACAAAGCAGTAAGAGACCTGGCAGTAATTGCTTTAAACCGGATGGGAACGGAAGGAGAGACCGGGCGAAGTGAGGGCGGAGAGACCTATAGCTTTGATAATGCCCCAAAGCAGGTATATACCCTGATGAACCGGTACAGATTAGCGAGGTGTGGCGGACATGCGTATGAAGCGAAGCAGAATACAGAAGTATCACCATAGAAGTAAGGAAACAGGAAAAGATGCCGAAGGTGGTATTTTTACACAATATCAGGAAGCAGTTCCATTTTGTGGTGAGATATGGCCGGCATCCGGTGAAGTGCAGGCTAAGTTATATGGAGAAAAACTATCATATATCCGTAATGTTAGGATAGAGGGCAGATATGTCATTACTACAGACAGAGCCGGAGTTGTTCATTATGTGTATCCGGATGGACTGGATATAGTGGAATCAGATGGATTATGTCTGTATGTGGATGGCACTGCAGAACCGGATTATAAGGTTATTGCAATTAAGCCATACCGGAATCTTACACTGGAGGCTATGAAGATATGATAGGGGGTATGGATAAGCTGCTGAAACGAATTGAGCGGTATGAGAATGTGAGTACCGTGCAAGGGGTAAGGAAAGGAATTGCACTGGTGCAGGCACAGGCAAGGGCAGGCTGCATAAGTGAGACTGGAGAATTGAGAAATTCGATTCATGTCAGTGATGAGGTAATAGGGAAAAATAAAGTGGTTGGAACCTGCTTTACAAACAAATCCTATGCGCCTTATGTAGAATTTGGCACGGGTCCCAAAGGGCAGGCGAATCATGCCGGAATATCACCTAATGTACCGGTTGCCTATAGCCAGTCACCGTGGTGGATACATGAGAGCCAGATTGATAAAGGTCTGGCAGAAAAGTATCACTGGTTTTACATAGACACCAAGGACGGACGTTTCTATCAGTGTAATGGACAGCCAGCAAGACCATTTATGTATCCGGCATTGAAAAATAATGAAGAGAAGATAACCAGGTTGATTGCAAATGACATTAAGGAGCAGCTGAAATGAAAAATGTGAAAGACATTGTATATGGAGCAATTAGTGGTGTAGTGGAAAATACCACGGATTCGTATCCGAGTAACTTTGAAAATCTCCCGGCAGTTCAGTATATCGAGGATGAGAATAGCGTATATGAGAGAACCGGCAATAAAGAAGATAAAGCTTATGTCAGATATATTGTGGATATCTGGGACAGAAAAAGCACCTCCCAGACCACATTGGAAATTGATAAAGCTATTTCTGCTATCGGTCTTGTGCGTACATCCTGCAAAGATGTACCGGAACAGGGTGGATTGAAACATAAACACATGGTATACGAAGGAATTATTGATATGGATTCTGAAATCGTATACTGGGACAAATAAGAAGGAGGAAGAAAGCATGTTAGCAAATGGAGCAAAGTTAGAGTATAAGAAGGGCGAACAGTGGGTAGACTGCCCAGGCTTAAAGGAAATTCCGGATATTGGAAATGAACCAGAAAAGGTAGATAATACCTGCCTTACCGATAAGCACAAAGTAAACGAAAATGGTATCGGTGATTTAGGGGATATGACCTATAAATTCAAATACGATAACAGTAAGGCAGACTGCCCTTACCGTGTGTTCCGTGATAAGAAACCGGATGAAGTTACCGAATTCAGAGAAACACTTGCAGATGGTTCTGTTACCGAATATTCTGCACAGACATCTGTAAAGCGTACCGGCGGAGCAGTAAACGGAGTAATCGAGTTTGAATTAACAATGGCAGTACAGAGTGATTTTACTTATACTGACCCAGCCTAAGAGAAGGAGGATAAAAATCAATGGACGGATTAGATGAAATGTTACAGACAGAAGATAAAGAGAAAAAGGTAGTTGCAATGAATCAGAAAGAGGAACAGCCAAAGCGTAAGCAGTTCCATTTCTGGAGTGTGGCAGGAGTAGACCATAAGTTGAAGTTGACCACTTCCATGATTACCAAATTGGAAAGTAAGTACAAGACCAATGTTATTAATCTGGTCATGAACGAAGGGGTACCGCCACTTTCTGTAATGCTTACCATTGTGCAGGCAGCACTTATTCCGTGGGAGCATGGAACCAGTTATAAGGATGTAGAGAAGTTATTTGATTTATGGCTGGAGCAGGATGGTGGAGATCAGCAGAGTTTCTTTAAAGAGGTAATTGTTCCACTGATGGCGGTATCCGGTTTTTTTACGGAGAAACAGACAGCGGAGATTCTCGAAAGTCTGGAGGAGAGAGCCAGTCAGATTTAATATCCGATTACATTGATTTATTATATCCAAGAGCATTAGACAGCGGAATCTCAGTCGGGAAGTTTTGGAATTCTTCTCTGACTGAGATTTTGGATAGGATAGACAGCTATGACCGGAGAAAAAAGTCTGAAATTAATCTCATGTTTATGCAGGCAGATTTGATTGCCAATAGGGTAGCGAAATGTTTTGACCCACAAAAGGTAAAAACTGTCATGCCGTGGGACTACTTCCCAGAAGTATTCGAAAAGGAAAGAAAAGAATATGAACAGCAGGAAGTTATAACTGTAAAAAATAGAAGACGTGCTGCAATGGATGAATATAACCGCAGGCGGCACATGCAGGCAGGAGGTGAGAATGAATGAGTGATGAATCCTTAGAAAAATTGAAGGTTGTAATTGAAGCCAGTGCAAATCCATTCCGGGAAGAAATGAAGAAGCTTCGGAAGGAAATGAATGATTCCAGTAAGGTTGTAGATGACCAGATGAAGAATATTAAAGCGGATATGGATAAAACAATGGAGCCTATCCGTAAAGTGCAGGCACAGATACGAAGAATTGGTGAAACCATGAAAAGCGTGCTTGGAAAGAGTCTGCCGGGCAACCAGTTTAAGGATATGAGCAACAGCATTGAGAAGACTCAGAAGAAACTGGACAAGCTGATTGCAGCAAAGCATGAGCTGGAGGATTCCGGCAAGGATATGGAACTTACCAAAAGTTATCGGGAATTAGAATCTTCTGCAGCAAAGGCAGAGGAAAGACTTCTGAAATTAAAAGGTAATATTAGTGCATTAGAAAGTGCCGGTCTGGATATGGAGTATACAGATGATTTCAAGGAACTGATGAAGGTTACTGATTCGGCAGAAAAGAAACTGAATTCTTATATTGAACAGGAAGACAGGATGAAAGCCACAGGTACCGTAAATAAGAAGAGTAATAGCTGGAAGAATTTGCAGTACAATATTGAACAGGCTAGAAACACTTATAATGCATATAAGATGGATATGGCAAATGCCACACCATCTGAAAAGTATCAGAATACAGCATCATGGAAGAAATTACAGGCAGAAATCGAGCAGACCGAGAAAAAACTTGCGGAATATAAGTCTGAGATGGAAAGCCTGTCGGAATCTGAAAAGGTGCAGCCTACCGATAAATGGCGGAAGGTTCAGAAAGAAATTTATGATACCAGAATCGAACTGACTCAGATGAATGAGGAACAGCAGAAGTATGAGAAAAGTGTCAGAGTCAGCAGGGTTTCCAAAGTTTTTAAGAATGTACTGAATACTTTTAAATCATTAGGACAGTCCATTAAGAAAAGCGGTGGCTTATTTGCATCACTGATTCAAAAATTTAGAAATGGAATTCCTTGGTTTAACAAGACCAGAAATTCTATGCATGGTTTAGGCAATTCTGGCAGCAGGCTTGGTAATATCTTTAGAACCCTTGGTATGACAGCAAGGTTTATGTTTGCCAGCTTTGCAATAACCGGAACCATTAATGGCGCAAAAGAGGGATTGAAGAACCTTGCCCAGTACAGTGATACTACGAATGCTAGTATCTCAACTTTGTATAGTGACCTCATTACCTTAAAGAATGCTTTTGCAGTAGCGTTTGCACCTATTTTGAATGTGGTAACTCCAATTCTGGATACCTTTATTACCTATTTAATAGATGCGGCAAATGCGGTGGCACAGTTCTTTTCAGCACTTACCGGAAGTCCGACATGGACCAAGGCAACCAAAGTACAGAAAGATTATGCCGGCAGCCTGAATAATACTGCATCAGCAGCGGCAGCAGCTAAAAAGGAATTGTATGGTTTTGATGAAATAACCAAGCAGTCAGATGACAGTAGTTCCGGTAGTAGCGGAGCCGGCGGTTCTATTGGCAGCATGTTTGGCACGGAGGAAGTGAGCAATCAGTTCTCCAATTTTGCTCAAATGGTGAAAGATGCATGGAAAGATGCTGATTTTAGCGAGATAGGTGAGATTGTCGGTACTAAGATTAGGGACGGACTGGATAGCATTAATTGGGATGCAATACAGGAAACCTGCAATAAAATTGCTAAGAGCATTGCAACCTTTATCAATGGATTCATTGGTACGGAAGGTCTTGCTGAGAGTATCGGAAGTACAATCGGAAATGCTATTAATACCGGAGTAGGAATGGCACACACCTTCTTTTCTACTACAAATTTTGTTGGGTTGGGCGAATTTATAGCCACGACAGCCAATACAGCCATTATGGATACCACAGACTGGGGGTTGCTTGGCAAAACTGTAGCAGAGGGATTAAAGGCTGGTATAGAAACCTGGTATGGATTTGTAACAACCTTTAATTTTGAAGGGTTAGGTAGCAAAATTTCAACGTCTGTAAATACTTTTTTTACGGAAATGGGAATGGTTGACAAAAAGACAAATTTAACAGGTTGGCAGACAATGGGAATGTCTTTTAGCAAAAGTATAGATGGATTTATTACAGCAATCACTACTGCATTAAAAACCTTAAAATGGGAACTTGTTGGACAAGCTATTGCTGATTTTATTTGTGGTATTGAATGGGGAAAAATAGTGTGGGATTTTTCTGAAATGTTAGGCTCACTGTTTGAGGGGATAATTACTTCATTAGCTTCAGGATTTATGAATTGGTGGTGGGATATTACAGGCACGGGAATGAAAATAACACCAGAAAGTGCAAAGAAACTTGAAGGAAACCAGAGCGAAATGGAAAAGTGGTTGGAACAATATCCAGGCTTGACAGAAAGTGATTATTATACTTATAAAACTACTGGAAAAGTTTTAGAACATGACCCCAATGGACCATTAGCACCAAATAAGGATAAGAGGCAGGATTCAATAAATAAATTATATAAAAATCGTGATTCAAATTTTCCTGATAATGGTGGAGTAAGTCGAAGTATTGATAATAAAGATGGAGGAGGTGGGGGACGCAGTATTGATGAGTTACAATGGGCTGTGACACATGGTGGAATAGGAAAAACAATGTATTTAAAAATAAAATCCCTTACAACAGCGGATGATATTTATAATCCATTGCAGTCCTCATTTTCCAAGAAACCTTTAACTACAGCTACAAAGACAACCTCTGGGGTAAAACTCCATGAAGAAGTGCAGGGTGGAATTACATCTGCTGGAGCATTCCATAATGCTGTAAAATCCACTACAACTGGAAATATGGTCTTTGATTTTGTTCAGTCAGATTTTGTAAAAAACATGTTACATACTGGCACAAAGTCAGATACTAATGGACACTCTATATTTAGCTGGGTGCAGGGAGCATTTGGACAGAACAGATTGCATACTGCTACAAAGTCAGATACCAATGGACACTCTATATTTGGCTGGGTGCAGGGAGCATTTGGGCAGAGTATATTTCATACTGGGGCAAAATCAGATACCAGTGGTAGTATGATACATCAGACAGTGCAGAATACTTTTGGGGCACAAAGCCTTAGCACATCTGCAACGGTAACCACTAGTGGAACAGATCTTAGAAATTCGTTGCAGGCATCTTTTGGTGGAAACCCATTAACTATCGGAGTATCATTGGTTAGAAATGGATGGAGTTCTCTTACAGATTGGGTTAACGGCTTCTTTGGAAGCGGAAATTCTGGAAGAGGAGCATCAATAACAAGAAGAGCAGATGGCGGACTTTTTTCTGGTGGGGTTTGGCATCCGGTTACTGCTTATGCAGGCGGTGGTTCACCTGCAAGTGGTCAGTTTTTTATGGCAAGAGAAGCTGGGCCGGAGTTAGTAGGAACAATTGGACGGCATACTGCTGTAATGAACAATAACCAGATAGTATCCTCTGTATCAGATGGTGTATATTCTGCGGTGTTATCGGCAATGTCTCAGACAGCACGAAACAATAGCACGCCAATGGAATTACATGTTTATGTAGGGGGAGAAAAAGTGACAGATTATGTCATCAAGGATATTAATGGTAGAACAGTTTCAACCGGAAAATGTCCAATTTTAACGTAATTTGGAGGGTAGTGTAAGCTGCCCTCTTTTCAAATAATACACAAATGTGTATAATTAAATTATTATGTAAAAGGAGGATGGTTATGATATTTTGTAAAAATTGTGGAAATCCGTGTAGAATTGGAACGGAACCGGTCGGAAGAGACCAGAACGGCTTGCCAGTATTTCATAGATTTTCGTATTGTGATAGATGTAGATTGAAGGAAGATTTGGATATTAATATAGAAGAAAAGGCAGAAGTGTATTCCATTATTAGCTTCGTATTTGCAATAGTGTCTCTTGTTATAGTTAAGTTAATGCCTGTAATATCCGTAATTATCGGACTTGCAAGCTTTGTATTGGCAGCATTGGGAATGGAAGAAAAGTATAGAGTACTTGCCCAAATTGCAATAGTTCTATTCCTCATTACAATGTTTATATTTATGTTTGGTACAACTGGATGGCTGTGTTTGCTATCTGCATAGAAGCAATAAATCTATTCATACATAGGAGGCATGAGTTATGATACTATGCAAAAAATGCGGGAATCCGTGTAGAATTGGCGCAGAGCCAGTTGGAAGAGATAGCAATGGATTGCCGGTATTTCACAGATTTTCTTATTGCGATAGATGCAGATTAAAGGAGGATTTGGATTTAGTTCAAAATGAACCAAACTTCAAATCAAAAAAACGTAAAGATTCCCAGTTAAGTATAATAGCATGTGTCTTTTCAGGAGTTGCATTTATTTTTCCGATGATTGCTATTGTGGGATGGATTTTAGCTTTGGTTGGTATAATTATAGGATTTGTCGACTTGGGAATGAAAAAGGAGGATGAAAGACATTTAGGTTCTTATTTTTCCATCATTGTTTTTATCGTGTACTGTATAATTCTATTTATCTAGTTTGAAATAGGATAGTGTTATAAAAATTACAATTGAATAGTAATAGCAAATAGAATTAGAAAAGCTGTTAGTTATACTATAAGGTGCAACTAACAGCTTTTCTGATAATTTATAATAAAATAACACATAAGAAATATTAAAGTAATTTACTTAGTCAGTTGGAGGAACGGTATTATCGAGTAACTTATTAAAGATATTTATAATATACATTTTGTAGGCTTCTTTTGATGGCAGGTTTTCGAATCTGTCCATTAGTTTTTTTGTAGCTAAATCTAGTGGATTATTTAAATCAAAGGAATCATAGCCATATGAAACTTGTATTATGTTTTTTAAATCTTCTGACGGAATTTCTACAAGCATACTATATTCGGTATACAGTTCTATTAATTCTGAAAATAGAGGATTTTGTATAAATGCATTAAGTCCTGGAGAAATGTAACTCTTTTTTGATTTAATTATTTCTATGGATTTATCTGTCAACCCTAGTTCAGTATTTATTTCGGCATATTTTGGGTTTTTGACATTACTAAAGCCAAGAAGATAGTCGACTGTAACATGAAAACGTTGTGAAATTTTTTCTAGTGTTTCAAAACTTGGTTCCTGTTCTCCACGCTCATATTTGCCTAAAGAAGAGTATGATATATTTAATTCACTTGCAAGGTCTCGCAGGGATAATCCATTTTCTAAACGTAAGTTTTTTATTCTATTCATGCTGTGTACCTCCTAGACACATAATAACACATTTTTTCCAAAATGTAAAAATGTATATTGACAATATACTAAAAGGACACTATAATCACAAATGTGGACAAAAAATACACAGAGAGGAGAGAATATATGAAACGTGCAACAATAGTTTTAGAAGACAGTGTGCATAAGGCAGCTAAGATAAAGGCTGTTATGCAGGATAAGTCCTTTATTCAGTATGTAGCTGACTTAGTAAAGCAGGACGTACAAAAAAAGGAGTAAACACCCACCGACCAAAGTTTGTGTTTACTCGAAAAGAAAACCTATTAATTATAGGAATTCCATAGATGATTATAGGGGATTCCGTCAGTTTTTGCAAGGAGGAATTGCAAGATGCAGAATTTAACAGTAATCGAAAATGAATTAGTGCCAGTATATGAGACAGATAATGGAGAGAAGGTAGTGTATGGTTCAGAACTTCATGAAGTTCTTAGTGTTAGGACTCCATATAAAGACTGGTCATCCCGTCGATTAGAGGATGTTGATGCAATTGAAAATGAGGATTTTGAAGCCGCGCAAATTTGTGCACCTTCAGGACAAACTAAAAAGGACCACATTATTAAGCTGGATACAGCTAAAGAAATGGCGATGCTGGAACGAAGTGAAATGGGAAAACGGGTGAGGAGATATTTCATTCAAATAGAAAAGAAATATAAAGAAAATTCTTTGGAAGGTCTTTCGCCGGAACTTAAGGCAGTTATTATAGTAGATAAACGTATTACAAAAGTAGAAAAGAAAGTGGAACATCTGGAGTATGACATTCCACTTTATGGTTCAGAGGCAGATGAACTATGTAATCATGTAAAGAGAAAAGGGGTTGACATGCTGGGAGGGAAAAATAGTAATGCTTATAAAGATACAAAAATACGTGCGGCGGTCTATTCTGATATATATAACCAGATTAAACGTGAGTTTGGACTATATGATGAGAAAGGGAGATTTAAATCATATAAAGCATTAAAAAGACGATATTTATATGATGCACATGAATTAGTAGATGTTTATGAATTACCTACATATTTAGCGGAACAGGTTAGTGATTGCAATGCACAGATAAGTATGGAGGTGGCTTGAGATGCAGGAACGATTAGAATGTGCATTTATTGCCGTGATGAAAGAATTGGATAATGCAACTCCAGAGGAAATAGATGCTATACGGAGAGAGTGGTTGGCTGATGAGCATAATGAAAAATCTGATAAAGTTATTGAATTGATAAATACAATTTGCAATTTAGCAATAAGAAGAGCCGAAAGGAATCAGTCAGTGGCATAATAAGCAAGAACAAAAAGCTGTTATTTATACCGAAAGGTATAGATAGCAGCTTTTTCATATATAAAAAAACAGAAGGAAGGTGGCTAAGTGCTAAAGATTGATGGTGTGACCATGCCGGAACCAAAGGGAATAACATTTACCAAGGAAAAGATATGGTCGAAGAATACCGGAAGAACAACGGATGCAACGATGGTGGGAGATATAATTGCAATTAAAACAAAGATGCAAATCTCCTTTGGGTGTTTAAGTGGTACTCAGGTATCGCAGTTGGATGAAGCATTGTCTAAATCATTTATTTCAGTATATTTTAAAGATCCACGGCAGAATGCTTATGTGGAACAACCATTTTATTCCGGAACACCGAGTTATCCGGTCTATTCTTATGTAGATGGATTGCCGGAATATGTAGGAACAGCAGTAGATTTAGTTGAACAGTAGGAGGATTATAAGATGAAAAACAGTGAAATTGTAGCAAGTTATGTGGGATTAATTAATCTGGTGGAGAAGAAAGAGAAGTACCCGGTAAAGTTTTCATTTGCCATTACCAGAAATTTGAAAACTTTGGAAAGTCTGAATAAAGATTTTGAAACAGAAAGAAATAAGTTGCTGGATATTTATAATGTAAAGGATGCAGATGGAGAGCCGGCATATAAAGAGACCGGAAAGATTGAAATTGTAGCAGGGCAGGATGGAAACTGGAAGAAAGATATGGAAGAACTTCTGGATATTGACGTGGATGTAAAGGTACATAAGGTTTCGCTGGCGGACTTGGATGGTATTAATATTACTGCTGAGGATATGCTTGCCTGCTCTTTTATGATTACAGAGTGAGAATAGGAGGCACCTTATGTATAAAGTAAGTGAGGCATTGGCGAATACGCTTGCAGGAAATAGCCGGTGTATGCGTGCAAAGTTAGTATGCGGCAGTGAGGTGATAGACAGTGGAATCCAGTCTATTAAGTTAGTGCAGCAGGCAAATGCAGATAATGAGACGGTAAGTATTGGTGGAGCAGTATCAGCTTATGCAGAAATCAGTATTTATAAGCCTTTAAGGTTGGTTACCAGAAAAGAATATACCTTGTATATTGGAGCAGTGCTTCCAGATGATACAGTAGAATACTGTAAAATGGGTCTGTTTACACCAAAGAAGCCACAGGAAGATGATGGATTGCTCACATTTAAAGCTTATGACCGTATGGTATCTAGACTGTGGAAAACATACTGGCCTACGATATCAAAATATCCAGCAGATGGTAAAGAAATACTTGCTGATATTTCAAAGCAGTGTGGTATTGCAATTGCAAATCTGAGCAGCTTGCCGGATGGAATAACAGTTGGCTGGGGCACAGCTTATAATGAAGATGGTTCTGTTATGAAAGTACCACCATTTACAGCTTGTACAATCCGAGAAGCATTATCCTATTTAGCGCAGATGTATGGAGCATTTGCCACCATTAACCGGGATGGTGAGATAGAATTTCGATGGTATGAAGCAACTTCTTATGAAGTGCCTGCAAATCGTTCTTTTGATGATATTGTCTGTGCAGAACAGGTTTATAAGTTACAAGGTATTTCCTGTACTGTGAATGACAAGACGATTATGGCTGGAACGGTTTCTTCTATTCAAATAGAGAATAGCTATATGACACAGAATATATTAAATTCTGTATATAAGAAAATTGGTGGATTTTCATTTTTGCCAACTACATTTTCGTTTCTTGGTGACCCACGTTTGGATTTAGGGGATATTATTACTGTTTATCGTAGGGATGGCACTGCAATTAAGGTTCCGGTAATGAGCATTACATTTGATTTTGATGGCGGTCTTAGCACAGAGGTCGGCAGCTATGGCAGTGATGTTGAAGAGGGCGAAGACCAGGTAAAGGGTCCGACAACGAAAGCCTTAGAGCGTGTCTATACGGATTTATTCCTTGTGCGGCAGGTAGTTGCGGATAAGGTCAGTGTAAATTATTTGGAAGCAAATTATGCCACAATCACCGAACTGGATGCAGTCAGTGCCAGAATTGACAAGATAGTTACCTCAGAGGTTACAGTGGAATATCTGGAAGCCAATTATGCAAAAATGAAAGATGTAGAAGCTAATTTTGCTACGATTGACCTTGCCAATGTAAAGGATGCATCTATTAAAAGTGCTATGATTGATGCCGGAGCAGTAAAGACTGTGCAGATTGCAGATGGAAGTATTACGGATGCCAAGATTGTAGAATTGACAGCCAATAAGATAACTGCCGGCACATTATCAGTGGAGCGGCTGGAACTGGTAGGATCTACGTCCTCTATCGTATATGCACTTAATAACTCCGGTGAGCTGGTGAGCGAGAATGTAAATACTTTAGATGGTGATGTGCTGACCGACCGGACAATAACTGCAGATAAGTTAGTTACTAACAGCATTACCGCAAATGAGATTGCATCAAAGACCATAACTGCCAATGAAATATTGTCAAATACGATTACGTCAGCGGAACTGGCTGCCGGAAGTGTGACGGCGGATAAAATTTCAGTGTCTTCATTAGAATCTATTGTGGCAAAAATTGGTGGATTCAATATTAATCAGACGGCACTTTATAATGGAACAGACAGTATGACGTCTACGAAAAAAGGAATTTATATCGGAATAGATGGAATCAGACAGTATCGGAGCGATAGCTCTTATGCGACTTTACAGAATGGAAAATTGACAGCAGTTGGAGCAGACATAAAAGGAAATGTGTATCTTGACAATGGAGTGTATATGTATTTCCCGGAATCATTTGGATTGCATGGAAGCATAACTAAGGCAGGGTATTATAAGACCATTACTAATGATATGAATAGTGGTTCTCTATCAATTGGATTTAAGGATGGATTTAATCTAAATTTATCTGCAGATGGAGAAAGTTTTTCTTTAAGAAGTGGTAATACTATAGTATTAACTGGATTTTCGGATGCAATGGTAAGTACAGGAATAGATTGGGAAATGAAAGGAGTTCATTTAACTAGAGGTTTATATTCAGAAAAAGATATTATTGCTGTTGGTTCAATTACTTCAAAAAATAATATAAAAGCCAGTGGAACAGTTACAGCAGGCTCATCACTGATTGCCCAATCAATGGAACTGTCATTTTCTACACCATTTATAGATTTTCACTATAATAAATCATCAGCAGATTTTACATCTCGTTTAATTGATTATGGCGGAAATTTCACTTTTTACACAACCAGTGGTATATATCAGTTTTGTAATACAGAAGGAAATCACATAGCAAGAATTCACTCTAATGGCACTTTTGGAGCAGCAAGCGGCGGAACGGCAATAGTAGGAAGTGCGATATATTGTCAAACAACATGGAGTGGTGGAGCATATACTGCAGTTTATGGAGCATCATTCACGAATCCTTCCTCAAGACTGGTAAAGGAAAATATTATTAATATGTCGGAAGAGGAAGCAAAAAAGATATTATTACTTAATCCGGTAGATTTTGATTATATTAAGGAATTTGGCGGAGAGAAGAATCAGAGAGGACTAATTGCAGAGGATGTTCTGAATATCATACCATCCTGTGTTACCGTTCCGGAAGAGTATTCGGAATCAGATTTTGCACCGGAAAAGGGTATTATGAATAAGGTACTTGCAATTGATTACTCTAAGCTGATTCCATATTTAATAAAAATAGTACAGATGCAACAAGAAGAAATTGAAGCGTTGAAGCACGCATAGCGTAGCTGATATGTTTCTTTTTTTATAAAAAATTTAAGGAGGAAAAGAAAATGAACAACAACACAATCAAAGCAATCATAACAGCGGTAACGGGGTTCTTATCGTCCCTGCTCGGTATACTTTATGTACCGGTGTTACTTATGGTTGCCTGCAACATTATTGACTATGCGACAGGTATCTTCGCATCAAAGTATCGTAACCAGCCGGTGGATTCATACAAGGGATTCCGGGGAATTGCAAAGAAGATTTCCATGTGGCTTCTGGTGGTGGTTGGAGCAATTGTTGACCAGTTACTGAAATATGCAGCTGCTACAATTGGAATCACAATGCCGATTACATTTCTCATAGCGTGCGTAGTAGCAATATGGATTATATGCAATGAAATCATCAGTATTCTGGAGAATATCAAGGATATAGGTGCACCGGTTCCACCGTTTTTACTCCCATTGTTGAAAAATCTGAAATCACAGGTGGAAGAGGTTGCAAAGACAGAAGAGAAGGAGGAAGAATAGAATGAAAAAATTATTTATTTCACAGCCAATGAGAGACAAAACGGATGAAGAGATTAAGGAAGAAAGAGCCAAGATTATTAAAACAATTACAGAACGCTTTGGAGAGGTAGAAGTTATTGATTCGTTCTTTGAATCAGCACCACATGATGCCAAACCGTTATGGTTTCTTGGGAAGTCTCTGGAATTACTTTCTACTGCTGACTGCGCTTATTTCGTAGAGGGGTGGAAAGACTACAGAGGATGCAAGATTGAGCACGAATGTGCTGTGCAGTATGGAATTGATATTGTAGGAGAATAATAAAGAGAAAGAAGGAATATAAAATGAAAATTGGATTAAATGCAGGACATACACTTTCTGGAGCAGGAAGTGGAACAATTGGAGTTATTTCAGAGAGCACAGAAACAAGAAGAGTCTGTAACAGATTGACAGAGCTTCTTACAACAGCGGGGGTGCAGGTGGTACCATGCACAGTAGATTCCGCACCAACACAGGCAGCATATTTACAGAAAGCAGTAGCAATGGCAAATGCAACTGACCTTGATTATTTTATCAGTGTTCACTTTAACAATGATGCTGCAAGAGCAGGACACGGAGTAGAGGTGTATACATACAAGGGCAGACAGTATCCTGATGCTGTAGAGGTATGCGAACACATTGCAGCACTTGGATTTACTAACCGTGGAGTAAAAGTCGGAAGCGGATTATATGTTATCCGTAAAACAAAGGCAAAGGCAATGCTTATTGAGGTGTGCTTTGTGAATAATCCTGATGCTGCACTGTATGAACAGAAATTTGAAGAGGTGTGCAGAGCAATCGCATACGCTTTATCTGATTATGTAGCGGCTGAATCGAAGCCAGTTGCACCGGTGGAATTGCCGGAGAAGAAAAAGTATGTGAAAGTGCTGGTGGATAATTTGGCAGTTAGAAAAACACCAAGCTGGGATAGTAGTGCTGTTTCAGGAAGAGTGGCAAAGAATGAAGTCTTTACAATCGCAGAAGGACCTATTAAAGTAGGTGGCGGTAGCATGTATAAGCTTATTTCTGGGTTATACATTACGGCAGCAGGCAAGTATGTATCAGTCTATGAAAAGTAG